CTTAAAGCACTAGCACTCACACGTCTAGTGACTGAAGAAATAAACGCACCAGTAGTTTTGGTAATTGATGATTGCACATTTTTACCAATTCTTTGTAATATGGGATTATCAGAATTTAATAAAGGATTATTAGATTCAATAAAATCAGATATTTGTGCGTTAAAAGCAAGTGCGGGGAGTTCTAAAAACTCTCCGTGTTCAAATTGATTTTTAGTTGAATTATTATTAGATTCACCACCGCCCAGTTTTAAATTTTGTATGTTGTAGTATGCGTATTCGTATTCTATAGAAAAAGTTAATTCTAAAGTTTTGTCACCTGCTGCATAATTAAGAACATCGTGAGTAAATGCCGAAATACGCGGATTAACCAATGTAACACTATTAAATCGGCCAGCATGTATTTGAAAAATTTCAATAGATTGTATTAAGTTTCTTATATTTTGTACTGTAGATAAATTAAAACCAAAGTTATGATTATCTAATGTATCTGATACTATATTCTCTAAACCGCTTTTATTACCATTTGTATTGTTTGGTGACCGTGGTTTTCCGGTACTTTTAAATAAACTTGTGATATTAGGATTTAATTCTGGAATAATACTATTTAGACCTTGTGTAATTTTTTCCTGAAGTGTCATTGACGGTGTTGGCGATCCTTGTTTAGGATTATTTACTCCGGGCTCATTACCATCAGCAAAATAGTATCTATAATACATTTCCCAAAATTTTAATGTCTTGCCATCAGCTACATCATGAAACACCATTTTAATGGGTTCAAATTTTAAACTTGTCTGACTTAATCTTTTTCTATTGTATTGATTTAGCGGTGTGGTTTCAATTTTCATTGAGGGCATTTCGACCGATTTTATAAGTGGCTGAACTTGTGCCCAGTTTGGATTATTAAAAAAATTACTTATGTAACCTTGTGCAGTTCCAACATTGTTAAGATTTATATTTACATAATACTCAAACGGAAATCTAGGCTGATTCCTGTAAAGTGATCGTGCATCTTGGTTGAAATTATAAGTTGCATGTCGTGATGACTTCTCATAAAAGAAGCCGGCGCCGGTTAAAGATGTAAATAAACTTGAAAATGATGGCATAACACTATTTATCTTTTAGTTAGGATTCAAAATAACTAAAATACTTTGATAGAAGTTCTGCTATTTTATATGTTTTGGAATTTTGACCAAATATACTATCAGTAATAGATACCAACCTATATACTGACATAACATATCTATTTAATTCTTCAAAACTAAATATGTCAATTGCAGGAGAAGCATAATTGTTTGTTTTAAAAATGTTATCCTTATAAAAAGAATAAACTTCATTTGCAAAAGGATGTTTTAATGCCTCGACACTTAATGATTGCTTATCTATATTTGGCTACCACTATTTTACAATTGCTGTAATTGCATTTTTCGCCATCTGCCATAAAATACCTTTAATTTGTTTAAGGTATTTATACAAATAGCGTAAATCCGTCACCCAAACGTTGTTCCACCACGAGGTGATACAATATTTGGATATGGATTTCCGCCAACTGTTGTACCATTGTTTGTATTTGGACCCGATACATTTGTAGCGTTATCATAGCGAATACTTAGTGTAACTGCTTGTATTTCGTTGCTTGCATAGTCACCTTCGCCATATGTTGCACTAGTAATAAAACATCCGTCTAATACCCAAGATTCTAATTGTTCATTATCGGTACCATCCATTGAATGGATTTCCATTGAGAATTTATAATTAATACCAGCAACAGCACTTGTTTGTTCAAAGTGATTCATTTGTTTCTGAATTTGTGCACCTACCGACGATATTACAGAATTTGTGATATCATCGCGAAGTTTGATTTCGATTGGATCAAAAGAATGTTTTCCTTGTATCCATGCTACTGAATTATATGAGTCTAATTTTACTTCATCGTATGTAATCTTTGGTCGTGAGCAAGTCATTACGTTTTGCGTCATTTCACGTAGGCCATTATTCTCACCAAAATTTTGCCATACTACTCTAAATCGATACATTTGCTTAGGGTGTAGAATACCAAGCTTATTCCCGTCTAATGGGATACCGAATTTTGATAAATTTGCCATCTGTTGTCTCCTGCTATATTAGCTTCTAATACTATTTATCAAAATTGATAAAAATTTATATCGGCAATTAAATTAAAATATCGCCAACAGGCGATATTTTAATTATGCAATAGTTAAGCTAGAGCCTGTATTTCTAATCCGAATTGGGACATAAATAAATTCAACTGCCTTGACTGGTTGAATTGCAACATCAATCCATAATTCGTTTCTATCAATGCGTGCTGGAGTGTTATTGCTTAAATCGCAAACAACTAAGAAGTCATACACAGCTCTCAATGTAATGAGCTCTGATAAGAAGCGATCAAACGCGTCTTTCACTGCTTTTCTTGTTGTCGAGTCATTAGGTTCAAACAAGAATGGTTGAGCAAGCATATTCATTTGATAACGAAGATAATTTTCTAAACGAACAACATTGATTCGATCTGTTGCACTTGAGTATGGCTGACGTGTCTTTTGACCAAACACTACTATACCGCCGGTTGGCATTGTACGAATTGGATTAATACCGTTGTTATAAAGAATGTCTCGCTGACCTTCATTTAATTTTGTAGGAACATATTGCCCAGCAGCGTTAACATAACCAACAGATCCTGCATTATTGACAACACCGCGTTGAAGACCGGCCGGTGCAAACCATGGATAAGCCACCTGATCGTTGTATGCAATGGTGCGAAGAGCCATATGTGATGGTGGAACAACGACATCTGTGCCATTAACGTTTGTACTTAAACCACTTGGGTACCAAACACCAAAATATTTGCTTGCCGAAGTTAGGCCATCGGCGCCATTTGTATATGCAACACTTGCATTTGTTGCCCAATTTTGCAAAGCAGTGCCTGATGCATTTAATGTGAATGGTGTATCGCCAACAACAAACGCAGTATTTTTTCTATCTTCATTTAATACTAACATTTCGTCAATTGCCTCAACATAACCCGGTGCAGCAATAAGATTAAAATACATATCTTCTGCCCTAATTTCTTCATTAGAAACAATAGTTGACTGTATTGCTCTAACAATCATAATTTGTTGAGCTGCTGTACCCATATACGGCACACCTCCTGGATTATTACCCGATGATGTTACCCAGCGACCTGTTGAGTTATTATTTGTATTATCTGGCTGTGCTGTTACTCCATCATAAACATACGGTGATTGCCACTGCTTGACATTATTTGTTGAATAGCGGGTATTCCATAATAAAAATCCTTTAGGGTATAATGCAGCTTGAGGTGCATCTGCATCTAAGTCTGGATTATTTCCACCTCCATTATTATCTCCAGTTCCAGCACCGTTGTATCCACCTAATGAATAAAGTGGATTAGAACGGGCATCTTCAAAAATAATACCATATGGCGATGTTTGATCTGAATTATCTACCAGCGACCACAAAGATCCGCTCCAACGTTTTATTACTGGGTATGGGGACATATCGGTATCAACCCAGACATCGCCTTTTACTAATGATGGAACAGGAATATTACTTCTTGGATCTGCAGATTGAATGTACAATGTAGGATTACCCGATGTTCCTGGTAATGTATAGCCTGGTAACTTACAATTTTTCCAATGATCTTGCCCATCATTAACAAGAATATCAACTGTTGACATGCCATCGCTATCTAATCCTAACAAAGAATTAAACCATAACTGTCCATTTTCTGGACCTTGTACCGGAACTGAACTAGAACCAATAATACCTGTCAATGGAGCCCAGGCTCCGGATAATGAATCACTCATTCTAAATTCTAACGAGTTCGCTGCACCAGATGGGAAAGGTTCAATATAAATCTGCCCAATTGATCCCAGTGCATCTGTGCTATAATATGCATCAGCAGCCGAATCATTAGTCAAAATTGGAGCACTAACTGTAATAAAAGACGATGTAGTAGCATCCATTTTACGTAAAACAATATTAGCACCTTGTGCTGGTGGTGTTGTTTTTACCCAAAATTTCTGAGTTGTGCCCGAATTTGTAAGATCTGGCCATACAGATTGAATAATAATACCGGCAGTGCTTCCAGATCCTGTTAATTGTACCCACGAACCAGTAATTTTAGCCCAATATGATAATATACCCGATGCTGACTGGAATATTACAGCATAATCACCGTTTACACCGACTGTTGATGGCGGAGTGTTTGTTGTACCTGTGGTAAAGTTATATACAAATTTAGGGGTAACTGCTACCCATTGTTCGTTAGGAAATACACCAGCGCGAACAAATAATCCGTAAGTTGACCCAGCGCCAGATTCATCTAACCAATACGTACCAATTGCTGCAGGGCTTGTTGGTTGGATAGGTGTTGGCTCAAGTTGTTTTGTGTCAATATCTGCACGTACAATCCTTGCCAAATTAGAAATACCAAGATAAGAATATGCTGCTAAAAGACCATATTCGTTTAATGGATAGCCGTTTAGTGATGATCCGCTTATGCTGTAAAATGTTGGATCGCCAAATGTGGACACTAAATCTCTTTGAGATGTAATTGAATATATTTTACCAGCATTTTGTTTTGCTGTACCCGATGCTATTCCAGTGCCTGTTGGATCAACTTTATCTTGTTGTGTAGCAATAAAAATTAAAGGCACAGTGCCGGGGCCGGCGCCCGCATTGATCGATTGATCGATTATCGAAATACTAACGCCCGGTGATACTAGAGTTGCCATTTTATGAATTCTCCGATAAATAATATAAATAGCCACTTTGGCTGTTTTATATATTTATATTAAGGAAACAAAAATAGCACCGATATGCAAGGGTATAATTGTAGTTGTTTAAAGATTAATTTTTATGTCCCATGTTGGTATAATTCCGTCTTTAATATTCCAGGTCCTTAACTCGTCACTTACTAACGGTATTCCTATTTTATGATAATTTATTTGCTCTAGTCTTCTATGTGTCTGATTTTCGTGCTGTACCCAAAAGTAACCGTTAATAGGAACATAGATTGCGCCAGCATTACACGCTGCATCTACTCTTGAAATCCATTCTATACTACACTGATATTTTAAAGATAGATCAAGCGAACGAGCAGTTATATAATCTCGTCTATAAGCAGTCATATGATGCACTGATTGTGGATTATCAAGTAAAGAACTATATCTTAAATCAATCCGATTCACATTTTGATTACCAGTTTGATATACAACAATTTCGTTTGTAAATGCTACTCCTGCAGAAGTATGCGATAATGCATTTAAACAATGCTTAAGAGAATCCGGAGATATATAATCGTCATCGTCAACAAAAACAACAATATCATCAAGTTGAAGAGACTCGTGGCGCGAACGAATAAACTCATTATTATCGCCACTAAATTCTATTATTTTATGAGTGCAGTTATCGACTAATGCCTCATTGACTGATCTTACACATCTTGATATGTCTCTTCTAAATTTTTTATCAGTATGAGTTACAACAGTAAGACTTAACGGCATTTAGATATTATATTCAAAATTTGATCATTAAGATTTTCAATTGTATCATCGTTATTTATTTCATAGTCAAATTTTTCGCCGGTCCATGCCCACTCGCTAAAATGAGCGTCCGAGTATATAGTTTTCATTGCTGTCTTGGCTAAAGTATTTCCTTTATTAGCAAGAATGGCAGTTTCAAACCATACAGGAACGGGACCGCGACTTACTTTAATCATTATGCCACCGTGGTCTTGTATAAATTTAACTTCATTTGGAAATCTTACGTCACTTATAACAACTGATTGATTTGGATTTTTGCGAAAACGATTTTCTATTGTTAAAAACCAAATGCTTTCGTCAAAATGATTACGCATTACGTCTGTGCCTATTAGTTGCAATGCAAGGCGTGGTGTTAAATTAGGAATATTAAGCTTGCTTGCCCACCATGTATCTACTTGTTCGCGCCATTCACGCGATTCTTGTGTTTCGCCTTCGAGCATATCTCTTGGCCAATCAAAAATCACAGCGCAAGCATCTTTTAAACTTGTAGCAAAGCTATCTTTTCTATAACCGTATTTTTCAGTTAATATCGAACCTACTGTATTTTTACCACTACCGATAAGACCACTTATGCCAATAATCATACAATCCCCTAATTTAGTTAATGTAGTTATACAAAAAATAGATTAAGTGTTAATGATTTTGTTATTTAAAATTATCCAGTTTCTTGTATATTTCAAAGGCCTGCTTCTTAAGCATATCTATGTCTCGGTCTTTATGAAACTGATAATCAATAAATTGTTTAATATCTGCCTGTAATTCTTCTGCCTTAGATTTTAGATACGGATCCGACGTAAGTCCGCTAACCTTGTGTAAAATTTTATAAGATAACAGCAATTAGCTATATTCATCATTAAATATTATTTTCATATCGGCTAAAATAATAATATTTTTATTTATTTTTCTAATTTCAGTCAATCTCATTATTTAATCCATGGTCTTTCTTGAAATTTTCTGTCCATATTCTTAAATCTTCTTGCCGTTTTTTAGATCTTGTTACCAATTTGTTAACAAATGCCTGTTGCTCTTCTATTGTTGGTATTTCTTTTTTTAATTCGTTTAACGTGTTATTTTCCATTATTGTAATAATCCTCGTACAATTTTTCTATAGTTTTATCGCATCCCGCACTCTTACCATTATTTAGTTTTGCAGGTAATAAACGAAGATTTGTCCAATGACCTATTACTTCTGGAGGCACATTATTATCAAAACCTTCTTTTCTTGAATAAATGTGATCTAGGTGATATTCTTTACCGCGTTCTAAACCGTCCGGATTAATTCTACTATATGAATAATACCAACTATTCTTTGTATGCTCTTTAACTTTTTCGTTATATAATTCAAGTGCGGATTTCTCATCATCTGTGCGACAGAATCCGTTTGCTGCTTTAGTGGCTATAAATTTATCATAGATTTCATTTGTCTTTGTTGCCCAATTCCCCCATTTATTGAAATTAGAAGATTTTAATGTTTCATATCCATCTATATTT